CGGGTGGCACTGGTCAGCCGGGACCGGGCGGTATTCCTGCTTTTCCTGACTACGGGGATTCTAAGGGATTTAATTATCGTGGCCGTGGCTCTCAGGGTTCTACTACTGGGAGGTTGACCGCCAAAGAAGCCTCAAGAGATTCTTCCGCGGGAGTTACCGCCAAGGAACGCAAGGCACGTGAACGACAACTAGAAAAGAACAGAAAACCAACCAAAGCCGTAGTTGCTGAGAGAGATAGGCAGTACGCACTAGATCAAGGGTATGATCCTCGGCTGACTTCGGCCGACAACAACAAGGCTGGGACCCGATCAAGCTTTAGTGCTAGTCCCAAGTCGGCTGCTAGAAGAGCTAAAGAGGCTAAGTACAGTAGCGATAGCAAATTCATACCTACTTCTGATGGCTTGTTCAGGGGTACAGGATTTTCTACCACGGGTGAGCCTTTTGGTAATCAGGACGCTGCTGAAGTTGAAAAAAATGTAGCAGCGTCCACACCATACAATTTCGACGTAGCTGTGGGACCACAAAACGTTGGTGACGAGGTTGGCCGTGATATCTACAATAAAAGGTACGAGGGCTTACCCTACCTTAGAGACAACAAGACTCCCGGGTTTAGGGCAGAGTTGGCTTTGGGCTCGGGCTCTCTGCTTGCTGGTATTATGAACGCCTTGACGGGTAACGAAGATAACGCATTTAAAAAGGCGTATGCAAAACAATACGGAGACCCTGATGGCGATCCGATACCTGAAGAGATGTTGGACTTAGCCTTAAAAAACTTTAAAAGCAGAACCCAAATAACAAAGGACGCACAAGAGGCAAGCGATGCCCAAGCCGTTGTGGACCGCAAGGAAGCTCGTGAGGGTGACGCCCGTGATCCGGTTACGGGGCAGCGCATTCGTGATTTAGATTTCGAGTGTCCAGAGGGTTATACCTTTAACGAGGCGGAACAGCGGTGTGAGATAATTGCAAGTGCTGTTGCGGGTGCGGGTATTCCAACGCCCCCGGGCGGGGGATTTCCAGACGTGATAGATGCGGGTGTTACAACTGGGGTTCCTGTAGTTAATACTCAGTACACGCAGTTTGCTGCTCCGACTTTGGCTGGATTACCTGCTGCTGCGCCGAATGGTTTTGTAATGCCTATGATGAATACGCAACCGATTACAATCGCGCAACAAACTCCGCAGGGACTAGCTGGATTACAGCAGCAGATTCAGCGTAATGCAGGGATGCAGACTGGGTGAATTTACAAGCCTTACCGGAAGAAGCATTAAAGGAAATCTTGGCCTTAACTGAGGCCAAGAGGCGGATGGATTTGCGTGAGGAAGCGCAGGAGAAGTTCTTACCGTTTGTACACCATGTGTATGACAACTTCATTGAGGGTCGCCATCACCGTGTGATTGCCGAAAAACTTGAGGCTGTTGCGCGAGGGGAACTCAAGCGGTTGATTATCAACATGCCGCCTCGTCATTCCAAGTCTGAGTTTGCAAGCTACTTGATGCCTGCTTGGTTTCTAGGTAGAAACCCTAAATTGAAAATCATTCAGGCTACGCACAACACTGAGTTGGCGGTACGGTTTGGTCGCAAGGTACGAGATTTAATAGATGACCCTGAGTACAAGATTATATTTCCTGAGACGAATCTTAAAGAGGACAACAAGGGAGCGGGTACTTGGGGCACGGACAAGGGTGCGGAGTATTTTGCGGCGGGTGTTGGCGCGGCCATCACGGGCCGTGGCGCGGACCTGCTTGTTATTGATGACCCACATTCGGAGCAAGATGCGTTAAGCTCTACTGCGTTTGACCATGCGTATGAGTGGTACACTTCTGGTCCTCGCCAGCGTTTGCAGCCGGGCGGTGCGATTATAATTGTTATGACTCGTTGGGGTAAGAAGGACTTAACGGGTCAATTACTGGCGCAACAGGGGTCGGACATCATGTCTGATCAGTGGGATGTTGTAGAATTTCCTGCAATTATGCCTAGTGACGAGCCATTGTGGCCTGAGTTCTGGGAAAAAGACGCTTTATTGTCGATCAAGGCGTCATTACCTGTCGCCAAGTGGAATGCACAGTGGCAGCAGAACCCTACGAGTTCGGAATCTGCGATAATTAAGCGGGAGTGGTGGAAAGATTGGGAGAAAGAGAAGATTCCGCGGTTAGAGTACGTGTTACAGGCGTATGACACGGCCTTTTCCAAGAAGCAGAGTGCTGACTACAGTGCGATTACGACTTGGGGCGTGTTTAAACCGGAAGATGGCGGTCCAGACAACATAATTCTGATGGATGCGCGTAGGGGTAGGTGGAATTTCCCTGAGTTAAAAGAAGTTGCCCATGAGGAACATGAATATTGGGAGCCTGACATGGTGATTGTTGAGGCGAAGGCCACTGGACAGCCTTTGATAGACGAATTGCGATTGAAGGGCATTCCAGCCTTGGGGTTCTCACCGGGCAAAGGAAGTGATAAGGTAACGAGAATGCACATGGTTGCCCCGTTGTTTGAAGCGGGGATGGTATGGGCTCCGATGCACGAAAAGTTCTCTGATGAGGTCATAGAAGAGGTTGTTTCGTTCCCATATGGGGATCATGACGACTTTTGTGATAGCATGACCTTGGCATTAATGCGGTTTCGGCAAGGCGGATTTATCGCTTTGGACGGCGAAGAAGAAGATGAATCAGAATGGAGGCCCCGGCAACGGGAGTATTATTGATGGCATTACCACCCAACATGGTTGCACCGGGCTTAGACCTGAATGATACAGCGGGACTTCCTGACGTAGAAGTTCCTATAAATGTTCCGATGGAGTTCCCAGACGGGGCAGAAGTTATTGATGACGGTCGTGGTGGCGCGATTGTTCAGGCTATTTCGATGGCTCAAGAGATGCCGCAGGAAGAATTGATTCCGTTTGACGCAAACTTGGCTGAGTATCTGGAAGACGGCGATCTTGGCGAGTTGTCCGCGGAACTTAGGGGGTTTTACGAGGATGATCTTGAGTCACGATCCGAGTGGGAGGAGACCTACGTTAAGGGTTTAGACCTCTTGGGGTTGAAGAGTGACGAGCGCAGCACACCCTTTCAGGGAGCATCGGGGATAACTCACCCAATGATAACGGAGAGTGTGACGCAGTTTCAGGCACACGCTTACAAGGAGCTATTACCGTCTGGCGGTCCTGTTCGGACTAGCGTTGTTGGATTGAAGGATCGGCAGCGTGAGGAGCAGGCCAAGCGCGTTAAAGATTTCATGAACTATCAGATTACTGAGGTCATGGAAGAGTACGATCCCGATATGGATCAAATGTTGTTTTATCTCCCCTTGAGCGGTTCTACGTTTAAGAAGGTTTACTTTGACCCTACTAAGCAACGTGCGGTTGCTAAGTTTATTCCTGCACAGGACTTGGTTGTTCCGTATTCGGCGTCTGATTTGCAGACTGCCAGCCGCGTGACGCATGTTCTCCGCATGGAGATGAACGATGTTGCCAAGATGCAGTACGGTGGGATTTACCGGGACATTGATCTGAAGGTATCGGATGATGTTGAGGCGGATTCTGTTCGTCAGAAGGTCAATGAGCTTGAGGGTTTATCTAAGAGTTATAGCGACGATGTTCTGACCATCTTGGAGTTCCATGCTGAATTGGACCTTGAGGGTTTTGAGGACATGGACCCGCGGACGAATGAGCCAACGGGTATTAAGTTGCCGTATATTGTTACGCTGGATGATTCATCGGGCAAGATACTGGCGATCCGCCGCAACTACGATCCCAACGATATGATGAAGAAGAAGCGTCAGTTCTTTGTGCATTACAAGTTTATGCCGGGATTGGGTTTCTACGGGTTTGGTTTGGTGCATATGATTGGTGGCCTCGGCAGAGCAGCCACGAGCCTTCTCAGACAGCTTATTGACGCTGGCACACTAGCCAACCTCCCAGCAGGGTTTAAGGCCCGTGGGGTGCGTGTACGCAACTCTGACGAGCCATTACAGCCGGGAGAGTGGCGCGACCTTGATGCGCCCGGGGGCAGCATCAGAGACGCCCTTGTTCCATTACCGTACAAAGAACCATCGGCCACGTTATCTCAGCTTCTTGGTGGGTTGGTTGCTGACGGTCGCAGGTTTGTATCGTTAGCAGATCAACAGATCAGCGACATGAGCGGACAGAACGAGACTCCTGTCGGCACTACGGTTGCTATGTTGGAGCGCGGCATGAAAGTCATGTCCGCGATCCACAAACGTCTGCACTACGCCCAGAGAAACGAGTTCCGTTTGCTGGCGCGTATCTTCTCCGAGAATCTTGCTCCGATGTATCCCTATCAAGTAGCGGGTGCAGAGCAGGGTGTTAAGGCAGAAGACTTTGATGCTCGGGTAGATGTCCTCCCCGTCTCGGACCCGAACATCTTTTCTATGGCGCAGCGGGTTACTTTGGCTCAGACGCAGCTTCAACTGGCCCAATCTAATCCGCAACTGCACAATCTCCCAGCAGCGTATAGAAGGATGTATCAAGCATTAGAGGTGCAGAATATTGATGAGATTCTGCCGCCAGAACCAGAGCCGCAGCCCATGGACCCTGCAACTGAGAATGGAATGATTATAGGCGGCAAGCCTGCTAAAGCTTTTCCACAACAGGACCATGATGCTCACATGCAGTCGCATTTGGCGTTGCTTGAACTAGATATCTTGCAGCAGACCCCTGCGGTTTTGGCGGGTTTATTCACGCATATCTTGGAGCATGTCAGCTTGAAGGCTCGTAATACGGTACAGCAAGAGATTCAGCAGATGCAGATGCAGCAACAGCAGGAGATGCAGGACGCTACAGCCCAGCTACAGAATTTGGTTCAGGCGGGAGCCATTCCTATGCAGCAGGCTC